TTAGAGCCTCGCATCGGCGGTGTAATGGAACCTGATGATATCGCCGGCTGTGATCGTGCTACCGCTACTATTTACTACTTCAGTGCCTTGAGTGCCTCCATCAAATGAAGAGACGCCTTTATTTCCGCCTGCGGTGACATCATTTACTGTCCCAATTGTTCCATCGGATGAGTAGAACGTAACACTAATATTCGACGATTTCTTGACCTTGTACTGTACTGTGTATCCGAAAGTCGTTCCCGTACTTACACACGCAGGAACACGAAAACAGAGCACACCATTTCCACTAGCTGTGCCAGGAGAAATCCCGGGGTTATACGAAGTCTCGTAATAACGCAGCGTTCCGATGAAATCGTCCTCGAATCGGGGCACCGCGCAAACCTGAGGCAGGGTATTGATGCAGGCCTGCCAATCCGTGGCATAGAAGTTCCGGGTCGTGATCGCGCCGCAATCCATCTCCAGGATGATCTCGACACCGTTGCTGCAATCTCCCATCGCCGTCGCAGCCCCTATGGGCGTAGCAGTAGCTGTTGCCATACTCACGGCCGCCCCCGTCACGATGTTCGTCACCGCGCTGAAGTTGTCCATGGTATTCGCCTTGTTGACGGTCAGAAAGGCGTTGATGTTGCTGCCCGTATCCTGATAGCCGACGACGCTGAATAGGACCGTCCTGTTCTTGAGCCCGATCGCATCCCGGCTCTCGATCCAACGCCGGAAGAACACTTTCCCCGTCCCCGTGATCGTCGCACCCTGTATCTTGCAGCTGTAGGCCGTCGCCGCGGCGACGGCCCCTCCGGTGTCCTGGGTGATCTTCCCCGCGCTCACCGCCGTCCCCGTGGCCTTGCATTGCACGAGATCCACCAGGCCGTATTGATACGCCGTGCTCAGGCTGGTCGTGCCGTCTCCCTGCGCCACCCGGCAGCACGGGTCCACGAGGCAATTCCGCCCAGGCGGGTTGGGATTGAGCAGGTTCCACTGGCTCCCATCGTATTTCAGCCACGCGGGCACGTTGACCTGGAGCTCCCCCCCGGCGAGCGCCGCCCCATAGGTGAATATGCTTTTCGCCGTGAGGCCATCCGGCGCGAAACTGGCGGGTCCGGTGTTGGTTGCGGCCGGATTCAGTATTTGCATCAGCCCCGCGACCAGCGCGGTGAACGGCCGGCCGTTGGCTACCGTGAGCGCATTCGCCGTGCCTCCGGCCGCGGGTAGCGCCGCGAGGTAGGACTTCATGTCCGCCATCACATCCCAGCCCGCGTTCTTCACCTGCGAGGGTTTCATCCCCGTCTGGAAATAATTGACGAGGTCGTTGCTCGCCGGCGTGGCGCTGTATTGGTCTATCGACATATCTTGCCCTGCAAAGAAGAACCCGCCTCGTGGCGGGTTCGGGTGATGGAGTATGAGGTGGAGACGATCGGCGGTCTAGAAATACCAATCGTCGAGATGCGTATGTGCGCTGTATTTGAATCCCTTGCCCTGGCTGGCGTACCAGGCCTTCCATTTCTCGAAGACGGCCTTCTGGACGTCTTCGGGAGCGATGTAAGTCGTATCGTGCGACATGGCGACGCTGAATACTAGGACTTCGTCGCCGCTACCTATGAGCAGGAGGTCCCTCGCGCCACCTGCGAGTTTCATCTTTCTTAAGGCCGCGGCGGACCCGGCCTTGAAGTCGAGCCCGGTGATGTAGCGCAGTGCCCGGATGCACCAGATGACGTGCATGCTGTCCGCATGTTGTCCCTGCTCTTCGAGACCGATGACGCCTTCAGGCATGGGCCGCAGCTCGTTCAAGAGCAGTCCAGCGGCCTGTTCTCCGTGTTCAGAGAGACAGCCGAGTGGGATGTCGTAGTCGTACCCGTTCTCCCAATGCCCGAGATTCTTGACGGTCGCAGGCACCTCATCCGCGCTGCAGGCCTGCGCCTGCACGGGGAGCGCCCACGCCGTCGCCATCAGGACGAGGATCAAGGTCAATCGATATCGAGTGATCATTCAAGGCACTCCTTGATAGAAATCGATGTAGGTCTTGCTGCCCGCGGGCACCCTGCCACCTCCCACGTTGATGAAGGGTCCGAAGGTCTTATAAGGCGCTCCCTCATAAGGTGTCCCGCCTTTTCCCCAGGGCGGCTTCTGGTGTCCCTTCCCCTCCTGGCGCATGAAGAAGTGATCCACGCCCGGCGGCAGTTGCAGTTTTTGCGCTCCTTGTGCAGCATCCGTTGCCACGTTCCACATCATCCGCTCGGTCCGGTTGGACAAGTCAGCCGATTTCCCGTGGACCTTGGGGTTCCTTAATCCTACACCCGCGATCCACTCGCGCGCTGTCTTGAGCTGGTCTGCGGATTGCGAGTCCCAGTCCGCCGGATGATAGAGGTTGGCACCGCCGGCTTGTAATTGTGGATAGAGGCCCGAGCTTTCCCCGTATATAGTCCGGGCCTGCCCGACCGCCGCTGGCGTGGGCGCGGCGCATTCCCCACCGGCTTCGCTCGAGGCGCCCGCAGTCGGCTGGGTTGCGGGTACCTGGAGTTTCACCGGCCCGTTCGAACCGAGCATGCGCACCGCCTGCGTAAGATCGGTGTGGGTCCACGGTGTGATTCCGGAAAGACCCGGTACCGGCGCCGCACTCTCTCGCTGCAATAGCAGGTCCGATAACCCTGGGGTTCGCATCCTACCCGTAGCCCGCCCCATGAGTAGACTGGCGATACTGTCCTGAAAGTTGTCTTCGGCAAAAGGCATGTGCACGCTCCCGCCCTTAACTCGGCATGTCTATCGGGCCGAAATCGGGCGGCGGCGGAGAATCCGTCGTCAGGTTGGGCAGGCTGGGCGCATAACCGCCGCCCTTGCCGCCGCCCCACCACCCGGCTTGCTGGCCGCCGTTGTAGAGCTGCGCCGCCATGGACCCCGATTCGAGCATGTTCTGTAGTGGGTTGTTGAAATACGGGTTGGAGGTCTGCATCCCGGGTTGCACGCCGCCGAGGAACCCTTCGTACTGACGCAGCAGATCGTAGGGCTTGTTCTGGTAGTAGTTGTAGCGCTGCAGGTTCTCGTCGATGCGCTTCTGCGCCTGGCCCTGCAGTTGCGCTCCCGCCTGTCCCAGGTTGTTGATGTTCGCCCAGGCTGAGGCCTCCTGCCCCGGCACCATCCCGAGCGCGCTCATCTGCCGGTTGCGCTCGTCCTGATAGTTCTGCCCGTAGATCTGCGTCGCCAGGTTGTTCATCTGCTCCGCCTGCAGCGGCAGCGAAGCCTCTGCGTTCCGCCCGGCTCCGGCGAATTCCGAGTTGAGCCGGTCCTCCACTGCGCCGGAGGCGGTGTTGAACGTGTTCCGCAGATAAGGGTTGCTCGAGGGGTTGAGGTAGCGGCCGTCGAGCGTCTGTTCCAGTTGTTTGCCCGCATCGAGCGTGAGCCCCTGGTTACCCGCGAGCTTGTTCGCGTCCGAGAAATACGCTTCCTGCAGAGGATTGAACGGCGCGACGGTCTGCCCCGGATAATATTGTGGGCCGCCGCTCTTCAGGAGGTTCCCCGCCTGTCCGAGGGCGGTCCCCATGTAGGGATACATGTAAGGCGCGGGCACCTGCGTCGACGTCGTGGTCCCGGCCTGCTGCGCACCTTTGCTCATGGAGGGTTCTCCGGGCCGGGCATGGGTTTGCGCCGCATCTCCATCAGGAGTTGCGGCGGCAGGCGCAGCGAGCCTGGGCTGACGGCCAGGCCGCCTGTGCCGGGGACCCCTCCCTTCCCGCCCGGGCCGCCCGGCGGCATCGCTCCTTTACCGCCCCCCAGAGGCGGGCGGGCCGGCGGTGTGTAGGGCGATACGCCCGGGATATATCGCCCGCCTGAATAAACGGGTCCGGCCATCTGCTGCGTCATGCGGTTGAAGAGTCCGCCGGAGAGCGCCGGCGGCGCGAACGCGCTCGGGTTTTAGGTCTTAGGGGTCAGCGAGGCCGCCCCGAGGTTCGGCAGAGTCGTCGGGATGGCCGGGGCTCCGCCCCCGCTCGGGAAGAAGAGCGCGTTGGGATTGTCCTTCTCCCCATAGAGGTTCCACGGATCGCCGCCGATGCCGACGCCCCATTTGCCGATGGGATCGAATCGGGCGAGCATGTTGTGCTCCCAATCGCTGCCGATGCTCGCGCCGGGGTTCTTCGCATCCTGTTGCCCGACGCCCGCCCCGAATGATGCTAGACCTGCCCATCCCATATATCGCGCTCCATGACCGTTGATATCTCTTTGAAACCGTCGAGGGCTTTCAGGAACCCGCGTCGTCCGTAGATCAGTAATTTCGTGCAGCCGTGATAGGTCTTCGCCCAGGCCGCCACGGCCGGCTGTGCCGCCTTGATCGCGTCGAGGTCGTCGCCGCCGCCCAGGAACAGGAGGCATTTCCGCACGCCGCTCGGGAACACCTGGATCTGCGTCACCAGCGCGAAACGTTCCGCGATCATCCACAGCTGCATCGGCCGCTGGCTGTAGGCCGCGCCCAAGAGTTCCCGGCGCACCGCCTCCAGTGTCCACTCGTCCTGCGTATCCAGGGCACGCCGCAGCATCGGTGCCGCCTCGGGCCAGACAGCCTCCACGTCCCAATACGGGACTTGCCGTATCTGTGATGGATCCCTCATCCGACGATGAGGTAATCGAAGGCGAGGTCCGGCTGGTTCACCGCCGAATGTTGGATCGTCACCTGGCCTGCCGTGGCGGATTGCGACACGTAGAGGTTCGTCACCGCCGCTGCATTCGCGGTGGTCGCCGTCAGCAGCAGGCGGCTGCCCGGCCGGTAGTTGTTGTCGTAGAGCACGGTGGAAGTTCCGTTCTGGGTCAAGGTCACCGTCCCTACGCTGTTGAGCCGTCCGCCCAGGAGCCTATTCACCAGCGTCGCCACCTTCCAGGGTTCATCATAGGGAGGTGTCGTTCTTAGTAGTTGAAGATCGCTCATCTCTCTCCGGCCGCCGCCCCATAGATATCGACACCTGAAGCCTGCCCGAACCCTCCGGCGATGCTGACACTCGCTCTGACATAGCGCGCCGCCGCCCTGAGGTCGCAGCGGCCCGTGGCGCTGTTTTGGCCTGCGGCAGCGCTCAGTGCATACGCCGAGTTCTCCAGGTTCTGAGTCAGGAGCTGCACCGATATCCCTGCGCTGCCGTTGGGCGGGTTGCTCACCACGGGCCTCACGCCGTCGACATAGGTCAGTCCGCCGCCGGTCGGCGCGCTCTCGGCGGTATCGATCGTCGCTGTGAGCGGGTTCCCGCCCAGTTGCCCGTAGTTGTTGCTCCCATCGAAGGCGCCCACCTGCAGGTTCCCGCCCTCCCAGTAAGGGCTGTCCAGAGAAGGCGTGATCAGGTCCAGGTTCAAGTTCACGTTGTCCAGCGTGTCCATGGTGTAGCCGAAGCTCTTGGTGGTGAACACCCGCGAGAGCGAGGCCGTCACCGGCGTGAACCTGCCCTCCGCGTAGTTATAGGCGATCACCTGGTCCGGGATGCCGCTGCTGTTGCCGCCCGAGCAGTAGGACCACAGGATCAGCTTGTTCAGCGGGTCGAGCGAGCCCACCACCCGGTCCGCATAGGCCTGGGAGACGCCGCTGATGAAGCGGTTGTCCACCTTCCCATGGCCGATCTGCAGCACCTGCTGGCCGTCCGTCATGCAGAAGCCGTCCTCGGCGATGAAGTACACCAGGTTCCCGAGCTGTACGCAGGCGTTCGGGAAGACGGCGCCGCGTTGCTTCTCGTAGGTGTCGAAGGCGAAGATCGCGTCGTCGCCCGTGTAATACGCCCGGGTGATACCCCGCTGCTGGAACACGAGCCCGTACTGATAGCCGTCTGCGATGTGGGTGATGGGCCCGTACACCGCGTTCAGGAACTGCGCCCCCGCCTGCGCCTGCTGCGCGGCCAGCGTCCCATAGGCCCAGTAGGTCGGGTTGCCGATGCCGCACCACTGCAGCCGGTAAGGCACGTGCCCGCTCATCCCGTCGTTCGTGTCCCCCAGCATCACGAACTGGTTCACCGCCGCGATTTGCGCCGCGGCCGGCGGCGAGCCAGCCAGCGGCGCGAAGGTGGCGCCCCCGACGGTCATGGATTGCACCGCATCGGCATAGTCCGTCGCGATCACCAGGTTTCCGAAGCTGGCGCTCGAGAATTGCGTGAACTTCCAATATTGCCCGTCCTGGGCCCCATAGCCGCCTGCCGCCGATCGGTCCGTGAACCCGGTGCCCGTATATTCCTGCAGGTTGGCCGCCGTTCCCGCGTAGACATGGGTCGCGCCGTTCGCATCCACTGCAGCATAGGCACCCTGGCAGCGGGCCGGCAGCGCCGCCCCCAGCGGGCTGAACCCATAAGCGGGCACATAGCAGCCGTTCACCCAATAGGCATTGAGCACGTTCGGTGAGCCCGGGTTATTGAACTCCGGCAAGTCCGGCAGCCATTCACCGAACTGCAATCTGGTCAGTAGTCCCGCCATGTGCCTCTCGAATTTCGATCGCCCTCGCTCGCCTTGTAAACCCTCGCTCTCGGGCTGCGTTCATCCGGGTACCGGGGTGCCCGGGGTTTCCCTACGTCTATCTCTTCCATTTAACCTAATGCTTCCATAAGGAGCCGACTATGAAGAAGCTGATCCTCGCGGGCGCTGTAATGGCATGTTTGTTCATGGGTGTCACCGCCTATTCCGAAGTCAAGCATCCGCACCTGCTCGCCGCCGATGAAGCCGCGACCAAGGCGATTGCCGAACTCGATACGGCCCAGAAGGACAATCCGAAGGGCGATCTGGGCGGTCACGCCAAGAAGGCCAAGGAGTTGCTCGCCCAGGCCAGGAACGAGATCCAGGCTGCGATCGACGACGCGAATAAGGAAGAGGGTAAGAAGAAGTAATCGGATAGAGGGACCCGCGCCGGCAGGAGCCGGCGCGGGCTCGCTGTCCTGCCTCTTAGAGATGGGGCCTGATGCCGTTGAGCCCCGTCTGCCCCACGTTCTTCTCATGCAAATTAGCTAAAGCTTCCTTCTCAAGCTGCGTATATAAAGCGTAGTGTTCCGGGTCGCGGATGTAGCGCCCGTAGATCTGCCGAGCTGCCCGGGTGCGGATCAGCTCCTCCGCCGAGGAGAGCCAGGCGTTGTTGTCCGTGTCGTTCGTGAGCGGGGCCGGCGTGAGGATCACCGTCCCCTTCACCGTCACCGGCAGGCCCCCTTGGGGCGGTGGGAAGAGCCGGATCTGGCCGTTCCACAGGGAATAGTCCGTCGGATAGCCCGACCAGAAATTGTTGCCCCAGTCGATCTGGTCCAGGTACTGCTCCGTCCGCGCTTCCAGCCGGTAGGTGTAGTTCCCGAGTGTCGAGAGCACGTCCAGCACCGAGGCGAAGTTCGCCGGCAGCGGGTAATAGCGCTGTCCCTGCACCGTCGTGATCTGCGCCATCGAGGCCTCGTTGAACCAGAAGGCCTTGTTCCCGTAGAACGCGATGGCGTTGTTGATCTCCCGCCGTATCTCCGCCGTCAGGTCCGAGCGCGCCAGCTCGTCCGCGATGGCCGCCTGCATGTCGGAAAATGCCATGGGTGCTCCAAAAAGAACGGCCGGCCCATGAAGGACCGGCCGTCGCCCTGCTCAGGCCAATTAAGCAAAGCTCGCGTTATCGATCTGTAATTCCACCGCTAACCGCATGGTGCCATTGACCCATGTAGCGGGATTCGCGGTCGCCTTGAACTGGATGATGGTCCCGCCGGCATTGCCGCCGCTGCTGGCCGGGGGATAGACCACTCCCGTGGACCCGACCGCATTGTTCACCTGCACGATGCCCGTCTTCAGGGAGGTGGCGGGGATCGTCGTGATGAACTTGTTGGCAGTCGTCGCATCCCCCACCACCCCCGTGAGTGTCGGGCTGGCATTGCTGTCCAGCGGGTCCACATCCAAGGTCACGTTCAGGATCTTGTACCCGTTGGGCACCGTCGCCAACTGCACGATGTCGTTGTTGGCGAGTGCGGTCGTCAGGGCGATGCTGCCGAAGACGATGAAGCTCGCCCCTCGCTCGTTGATGGGGATCTGTCCGCTCGAAACTTGAGAACTCGTATAAGTAGCCATGATTTCCCCCTATTAATGCGCCACAGCGAACGTGCTGATGGTTTGGACGCCGAAGTCATTTGAATTGAATACCAGCTTTTTGATCCCGAAGATGGAGCCGGCGCTGACACCCAGCATGTTCCCGTAGTCGAAGAGCTCCTCGTCCCAGGTGAACTGGTCCTTGCCCTCCTCCCGTCCGAAGCCCAAGGCTCCCGCCTGTGCCCCGGCGAACACCGCCCGGTAGGTGTTGGCGATGGGGTTGCTGCCGTTCACGCACTGGCTCACCCGATAGGCCTTGTGCAGGATCACCCCGTTGTATTCCCCGAGGCTGCCCGTGAAGATCGGGTTATCCGACACCTCGCCGCCCGTCATCGCCGCCTTCTCGATGTCCAGCCACTGGCCGGCGCTCGTGGAGGTGCGCAGGTCCGTCACCTGCGAAGGATGGATGAAGCATACGTACTTGTCCTCGCCCTTGATGCGGATCGGCCGTATCAGGTAGGGGTTGTTGAGGTAGGCCCGCTCCACCGCCGTGTCGATGAGCGACAGTGTGAAGGTGTTGCTGGAGCCCAACGCCGCCTCGTTCGCCACCCCCGTGGGCAGGATGGTACGGGTCGGCGCCGTCGGTGCGTTGTTGCCCGTGTAACGCGTGTCAGCCTGCACCGTGTAGCCGCAGAGCTGGTTGAAGAACGACAGGTCGAACCGTGCCGCCCACCAGTACTGCAGGCCCATGCGCGCCTCTTCCCGGAGCTCGAAGGGCACCCGCTGCTGGGTCATGCGCCCGCCCACGTTCACCGCGTGACGCAGCTGGTCGATGAGCAGCTTGTCCGCGTAGGTGGTGAGCGCCTCCTCCTGGCCCTCCAGCGTCCCGTCCCCTTGCACGCCGGCACCGGCGAGCTGGGTCCTGAGGCCTACATTGACCGTGTCCCCCGCGGACTTCTCCGCGTCGTCCAGCATGTAGATGACGTTGTTGCCGTCGTCCGAGATGAAATTGCGGAACCAGGTCTGCTGGATCGCCTGGACTGCGAGTTTCTTGGCCCACAGCTTGACTGCAAGCGGGTCGTTGACCGTGAAATTGGTGTTAGCCATTACGGCTGTCTCCTATAGGTTGAGTAGATGCGCATCGCTGCGCCGCCGCTCATATCGGAGAGCTAGCCCGAATGGCCCTTATCGGAGAGCCGCCGGAGTGCCACTTGCGCAGTGGCCGCGGGAACTGGAAAAGAAAAAGGCCGCTGAGCGGCCTATCTGTCGCTGGACGCGCACATCCAGTCTATCGAAATTCTTTCAGATCTGACGCAAGCCGTCTAGCCCCCCTGTCTCGAGGGCGAGCAGTCACCGGCGTCAGTGCGGATGCTCTTCGCGGTCTTCCTTGAGGGCTTGTAAATTCGATAGCAGATCGGTTTTCGCTTCCGGATAGATGAAGTTGACGAAAATCCATGCCCCCTTCCGCTTCTCGACGACGGCGATGACGCTCGGTAGCTCGGGATACGGGTCATGGCAGGTGATTCTGCTGTCGAAGACCTCGACCTGATATCTGCCCTTCGTCTCCGTAACCTTGCCGGCTGCGTACGGCGTGCAATCATCTTGCGCGTCCAGGAATGGATCGAAATCGATGCCTACGATGTAGTCCGGCACCTTATCTTGTGCCTCCCTGTCCGCCGTGAGAGCCGAGACGATCGTCTCGCTCAGAGGCCAGCGCTTGTTCTTGAGCGCGGAGTCTACGGCCCAATTACCGTTGTTTTTCTTTACTTCCGCCGCGTACCAATCATAGAAACCCTGCACGAAATCATGGGCCGATTGCAGCGCTGTTGCTTGTGCCTGGTCATTGACGTGGGCAGGCGCTGGTTCCGTGGCGTGGGCGGCGGAACCGATGATGCACAACAGGCTAAGGCCGATAGATCTCGTAAGGGAGCGTACCATCCCCGAACGGGACGGGCCCTTTCTGCTTGAAGTCGGAGACCCACTGCTTACCATCGTACATCTCCATGTGTCCGTGCGGATGCTTCGCCGCTGCGGGGTAGATGATCACGTCTCCTCTTTGCGGAGTATAAGCCTCGCGGGCATTGGCCTCCAAGCGTGTGTACCCTGCTTGCACCAGGTTTGGCCCGTAATCCTTCGCATAGCGGGCGTTGGGCACGTCTCGCCCGCCGGCACCGATCGCGAGCCGCACCGCCTTGGCGCAATTGCCCGCTTTCTCCTTGTCGTAGGCAGGCAATGCGTTCTTATCCAAGTAATCCACTGCCTTGTCCAGATCGAGTTTGCTGTTGGCAGCCGCGGGTGTAGCGGCGGCAGCGCTTGCGGATGGCGTGACTGTGGTGGTAGTGGTGGCCGGCGCGGTACGAGCTACAGGCAAAGCCTTGCCCGCGGTCTCGGCATAAGGCATAAAACGACCATCGGGGAACTGCGACCGCACCGCAGGTTCGGCCTGCGTCAGAGCCTTCAAGGCTTGCATGAATGGATACGAACCGGTTCCAGGGCTAGCCTGCACAGGCGTCAGCCCTGCGGAAATTGGTCTTCCCTGAAGTCTCTGCGCCAACAGGTCTGCCAAGCTGTCCTTGGGTATCTGCGGCGACTGGCCCATCAAGAGTTCCGCAAGACCCGAATCAAAATTGTCATCATTCAGCATCGCCATTTGCGTTCCTCTGACCGCAATCGCAATTCGAAAAGAAAAAGGCCGCTGAGCGGCCTATCTGTCGCTGGACACGCACTTCCAGCCTATTGGAATTTTTTCAAAGATGACGCCAGGTGTCTAGTCCCTCCCCCTATTGGGGGTTTGTACCGGGAACTGGAGTCTTGAGATGAGTCCATAGCTTCGACACTCCTGCGCCGATCAGGCCATACAGGAGGGTATTGAAAGCGAGTATGTTTGCGAGCACGGCGACAGAGGCGTACCAGTGTGTCTCGTCTGCTTCCAACCCCATCGTCATGATGGAGAAGGGGCAAAGCAACATCCAGTATGTAGTCATGAACTCGTAAAGCGCCCTATGAGTCTCTCCGAAGCCCAGCGCATAAAGCACGTCGACGATGTCATTGACCAGCCCGATCAGGAACCCCACGGCTGCGAACCCGATTATGATCTTGGAAAACTTGATTTTCATGGCTGTATCCTTGCCGCGACTGCCCCATCGTCAATACTTCGAAAATGTAGGTCGGGTATCCACCGGTTCAGCAGGCGCTTGGCCATCGTACATCTGGTGTAGCCCATGCAGCAAGCTGGAAGGCAGGATGTCGAAGGGATAGGGTGGCGCCTGTAGTCCCGCACTGCGCAGTGCATCGCTCACGAAGGTCGCGCAGTTCTTCCCTTCCATGTTGTAGATCCTTGGATCCGTATTGTCCAGAAGATATTTCCGTATCGTCTCCGCTTGCTCCGCAGTCGCCGGCACCTTGATTTGATCCAGTACTTTGCGCCCCGGTTCAATCGGCTCGACGATGCCCGGATTCGGCAGTAGAGAAGGACCCAGGATGTCCCACGCCGGATCGAGCCCGTACGAAGGCCCACCGTTCACCGATATACCCACATGCCCCGCTAGATTGAGACCCTTTCTAGCATAGTGGGAGATGGTCACATAACCACTCGGCGTGGGCTTAGCGGGTAGCGCCGGCGGATTCAGTGCGGCTCCCAATCCATGCCGGTTCAAAAGGCCGCCCCGCGCGAATAGCCCGTTCGCGAGCCCCGGCTCCTGTTCTTCGTCATCCAGTGGTGTGCTCATGCCTCGCTACCGCTTCCTGCCGAAGACCTTCTTCCAGGCTTTTTCGAACTCTTCCGGATCGCTGATCCCCGCGAGGTCCTTCGCTGAGAGCTCGCCCTCCCCCGTCGCCCCTCCCTGGTTGAGCTTCGCTCCCGCCACCTGCATCCCCGCCGCGATCTTCGCCTCCGGCGAAGCCGGCCGCGCCGAAGCATCTTGAGCGTAGGCGGGCGGGCGGAAGCCCCGTGCCCGCGCGTACTCCCACACCAGTTCCGCCGGATTGCGTCCCTGCTGCAGGGCGTTGCTGACGATCTCCGCCGTGTTCATGCGCGTGATGTTCGCGCGCACTGCGGGGTCCGAGTAACCCAGCGCTTGCAGCTCCTTGTCGCGCACCTCCGCCGCATACCGGTAAGCGTCGCGGTAGTCCGGTTGCGTCTTGGCGAATTCCTGCTCCTGCGCGGCCGCCCAGTCTGCGTACTGCTGCACCGTCGCCCGTTGCTGCGCCGCCGCCTCCTGCTGCTCCCGCCACTGCTGTAACTCCACCGTATGGGTCTGCAACTGACCCAGCACGTGGTTGATGTAATCCAGGGTTTCATCTGCGGGTCCGGCGCGGCCTCAACCTTGCCTGGGTTGGAAGGGAACTGTTGCAGCCGCTGGGCCAGTGCCGCCTGCCATTCCCGGAACTGCTTGAGCTCGTCCCGCAGCTGCTTCTTCTCCGCCCGTTCCTCCTGCAGGGCTTCCAGCGGCACGAACCGCCCTTCCCTCTTATCCTTTTCCTGTGCCCTGCCGTCCCCCGCGTTGATATCTGTCGCGCCGTCGTCCAGCTTTTGCCCGTCCAGGGCGGAAGCTGCCGCGCCGAAGCCATCCTGGCGAAGGCGGGTCGTGTCGCCCGTGGGCGTGTCCTCCGCAGGCGCTCCTTCCAAAAGCGAAGGGGCCAGATCCTGGCCCCCACTCTCGAAAAATTTTGTTTCCGCTTCGTTCAATTGCGGCATGGTTTCAACCATTGTGATCCTCCTTTAATATTGGATGTGCAAAGCCGGTCTCGTGGACGATCGGCGTCCGATTCCGAGGCATCAGGTGCCGTATGAGCTCTCATCGCGACTTATACGCTTTCGTCGATCTTCTGATGGTCGCGCGCTTGTTTGCTGGCGATGGCCGTGCGTACGACAAGCAGTTGGAATTGGTGGCCGAATGCCGGGCGGCCCGGAGGCCGTTCTTGGCGACGATGCCCGAGCGGCATAGGTTCCGTTGCAAGCATTGTGCCGTCGAACATGGCGAGATCAGGCTGCATTTCGAGGATCCCGCTCAACCGCTTGCTGCGGGCGCCGAAGACACTGGCTGGGGTGTGCCCGCGGGGCGTTGCTTCGATGTCTATTTTTCAGCATTGCATGGGATAGCAGCTCATGGCGATGCCATGCCGGCCTCGTTGCAGCAGCTCCTGGCCGGCGCGCAGGGTTGATGGACTCATCGGTGAAAGAGGGCGGTATGAATCGACTCGCAGTGTCCTGTGTTCTCTTGATGGCCGCGATAGGCGCACAGTCAACCTTGGCCGAAGCACCCGCCCCCTTGGTCGTCTCAGGCAACCGGGTACAGGACACCATCATTGGGTCCTGGGTCTATGCGGATAAGCATGGAGACAACAGCCTGACGTTCAGCGCCGACGGCACGTTTCAGGGGACCTTGAGCCGGAGTGGGAAAGTCGTCTGGTCATACGCCGGCACCTGGACCGTGACCGACGACGAGATTACCTACGTCTATACCCGTTCCGACCCAGGTTCGTGGCGGGTCGGGATGATCGATATAGACACCGTCCTGAATCTGACGGAGAACTGCTTTACACTGGAATCCGTCTCGACTGAATTATTCAGAGTATGCAGGGCCCCCTGATCCAAGCTCCCGGTTAGGATCTTAGTTGACGTCTGGCTGCGGCAGCCCGGTATTCCGTCTGCGTCGTCTGCCCTTCACCAACCAGGCCAGCGCCTGGCTGTGCTCCCAGTAGAGCTTGACCTGGAACCCCCGGTTGGTCGCCGTGTCGTCGAAGAACGTGTACTTATGCATGTTCGGCGGGTCGGCGGGCAGCACGATGGCGATCTTGGTCCAATGGGGCAGACCGCCCGCGTCGAACATGTCGGGCAGCTTATAGATGTCCGTCACGGGCATCTCCAGGATGGCGCCGGAATAATCGGCCAAGACACCCGAGGCCTTCATATTGACGATGAGCTGGACACCCTCGGTCGTCTGGGCGAAGGCGTCCTCCGTGGTGACGACGCCCACCGCTGTGACCCGGACGATGTTCTCGGCCGCTTGATGCTCGATCTTCCAGCTCATGTTGTCCCCAAGGGCTGAAGAGTTCCTGTCTGTTTTTCGACTTATCTATCGTTCCGTGCTGGCCATGATTCTACCTCTGATTGGGCGGCCTGTTGGCTCGTTGTCTTTTGCACACTGAAACTTTGGGTGCTCAGATAGGTGGCCCCCCTGTCCCCGCCTTGAGTATCTCAGCCGCGGCTTTGTGTGCGTCCGCCTGTGCACGCGCCGTCTCCCCCAGAGCCCGGCTCCGCGCCCCTTGAGCCTTGAATGCCTCCGTCACCAGTTTTACCCCGCCCTGTGACTGCAGATGCTGCGCCTGCGCATCCTTGAACCGCGCGGAGGCGGCGAGTTCGCCGATCTCCGCCTGCTCTACTGGGCTGGGCGCCGCGGACGGCGGCGCTCCCGGTGCAGCCGCTTGCTGCTTGATCTTCTCCACCATCGCTTGGGGGAAGGGTGAGTAGTCGAGCGCGATCGCCGCAATCTGCGGGCTGAGGACCTGTGGCAGCGTCTGGGCGAGCAGCGTGAACGCTTCCCAGGTGCGCTGCTTTACGTTCGGCGAGGTCGGCGCCTCGTCCACGATCACGTCGTACTCCACCGCCCCGTCGTCGTAGACCAGCGGCACGTACTGCATCCCCGCAGGTCCCGCCACCCGGATGAGCCTGCCTTGCGGGATGTATCTGCGGATCATCGTGAGCAGCAGCCGGCCCTGTTCCTTGCGGTAGCGCCTGAGCCCGTCGAAGAGGTAGGAGAGCATGTTGAGGCCGGACAGCCGTCGCCCCTCCTCCAGCACGCCGGAGGGATCCAGGGCCTGCGAGAGTCACATCACCTCCGGGTTCACCCCGGCTACCGCGTTGAGCGCCTGGTTGCAGTACTGCATCAGCCCCATCATCTGCGGCGGCATGGCGCTCACCGGCCGCGGCATGATCTTGTTGGCCGAGATCGCTCCATCGGTCATGGCGATGTTCTTCGACGGGTCCGCCCAGTCCTCCTCCGCGTCCCGCACGTCTACGAAGGCATCCGGCTCGTAGAGCAGCCCGCCTTTGCCGGAGGTGCTGATGATCTCCAGCATCGAGGACATGAACTTGTTGGCCCAGCGCTGCGGGTCCTTCATGGCCCGCACCAGGCCATACCAGCACTTCTGCTTCCGGTCCCGCTTCGCGGTGATGGCCTTGTAGGTGAAGCTGTCCTCCGCCGGCGTCCCGAGCTCCTCCAGGAGCTCGTCCCCGGAGAAGTACATGCGCCGGTAGCGGCGCCGCTTTTGCTTCAGGACTTGTACGCCATCTAGCAGGCCGGCGACCCTGGCATGGTCCTCCGCGTCCAGCGCGATGAGTCCCTGGGCGTCTGGCTGCAGCCGGTGAGGCGGCAATAGGAAGTCCCCAGTCTCGTCTGGTGTATTGAGCATAAGGAAGGCGCGCTCCGGCCCGAGCTGTGCCACCGGGATTCGGTACACCGGCTTATGCTCCCACCATTGGAAATCGTGCACGATGACCTGACCCTCGCCCACGCCTCGTCCGCCCGAGCCTGAATCCGCTCGATAGAACGCCGCCGCGATCACGTCCACTGGGTTGTCGCCGTCGCTCGCCGCGCCGAGGCCCCTCTGGGACGAAGGCGGAAACTCCGCCTCCGGCCAGAGCTCCTCCGCCTCGTCCCGGCCATACACTTTGGAGCGGCATACCCACTTCGCGTCCGCGTAGTTCTTGCGGGTACTCGCCGGATCCACGTCCATCTCCAGGGGGTCCACCCGCCCGATCTCGATGCGCCCGTCGAGATCCCGCTCGTAATCCAGCTCCGTGTCCGTCCAGCCTTCGCCGCAGATCGCGCAGTCCGTGAAGGCGTCCGACTCCTCGTGCTCCGCGTCGCATTCCTCTCGCACCCATTCTGCCGCCGCGGTTAGCACCTCGTTGACGCCGCTTGCCCCCGCCTGGCGCGGCAAGTAGCTCACTTCCTGGCGGTTGCTCACCTCGTGGCCCGCGATAGCGTCCACCACCGGCGCGATGGTGTTGAAGGTGGTGCGCGGCCGCAGCGCGTCGTCCATCTGCACCGCGTCCTCATCGCTCCACTGGTGGCCCGCCGCGAAGGCGAAATCCTCCCGCGCGTCGGCTCGCCACTGCCGTCGCTTCGCGACGGAGCGGGCAAGCAATTTCTGTGCTTCATCGATATCCAT